GCGATAGACGCCCATCGGCCTAGCCCAGCTCCTCCACGATGACGGTTCCGCTCATGGTCAACTGGTCTGCCGGCGCGGCCTCTAGCCGGACAACCAGCGTTGTGTTCGCCTGGCTCACGCCCGGCCGCGCCTCCGGCGTCGGAATGTAGACCCACCCCGCGCGCACATTGAACGTGTCCGCGTGCAGCGTCACCGCCGTGCCCGTGCTGGCCACCGTCGTGTTGTTAACCTCGGCCGCGAACCCCGCCGCGACCCCGGCGCTGCTCTGCAACGGCGCAGGCGTCGCCGCCGAACCGCCGCTGCCGCTCGACGTGTAACCGCGCTTGATCGTCACGCGCAGTAGTTCGTCGTTCGCGTCACCCACGTCGGACGACTGCGCCAAATAGATGCCGTGGATCAGCAACGGCTTGTCGTCGGCCGGCGTCAACTCGAAAAAGTCTTGCGCCGCCGTGACGGCCACCGCCTCAAACGTCACTGCATACATCCTGCCCATTTACATCCTCACATACGTTCTAACTCGCCGCACCATCGGAATGGACAGCGGCACGGTGTAGTTGATCGTTAACTGCGCGACTGCCGTGCCGCTCTCATACGCCCGCACGCGAAAATCGGTTGACGCCACCGCGTCGAGAATCAGCGCGATAGGGTTGTTCCGCACCCAGCCCAGCGAGCCGTTGATGATTTCATTGACGATTGCGCCGATGTCGGGCGAATTCTGATCGGCCATGCCGATGTTGCTGCCCGTCCACGTCACGCTCGCCGTCGTTCGTGTCCGACTCGAGATGTCGCTCGCCGTCGTCGTAAACGGCCCCGCCGACGCCGACGCCTGTCCGTAAATCACCAGCCCGCCCGGCGTGTCATACGATGTCGATGTCACGTACACCGACAAAAACGCCGAATCAATCGCCGCGCCCACTGGTACAAAAACGTCCGCAAACCGGAACCCCAGCCAGTGCGTCGCCGTCGACAGCACCAGCGGCGAATCATCCACCGTCATCACCGTACCCGCCTGCTGCGCGTCGTCGCTGTTGGCCAGGACGCTGCCAATCCACTGCGACATCTACAACCCCGCCTCCCGCCGCGCCACCAACACGTCCAGCGACGGCAACGGCTCCTCCGGCGCAATCGACAATGTACCGCTGGCCGCGTCATACTCCGTCTCGGCCACGCGAAACGTCCGAATCCGGTCGATGTCCGTCGAGAGCGTCGGCGGCAGATTGCGCATCGTCACCGTGTCGCCCGCGCGAATCGACCACAGCGGCCACAGCGCGCCCACCGCGTCGTACAGCCGGTCGAACTGGATGTCCGCCCGCGTCGAAAGCGTCGCCCGATCTGCTAGAAACCGCGCCTGCTGCACCTGAGCCTCGGCCAGGCTCGTCGTCTGCACATTCAAGACGCCAACGCGCCTCACGCCATAACGCGCTTGACTATCGCCGTCGCCCGTCACCACTGTGCGCAACGTCCGCCCCCCCGCGTCACGGTAGATCACATAGGCCCCGTTGCGCAGCCCCTCGATGCTGCGCTGCAACTTCGGTGTCGTTGTCACATCGACGTGCCAGTGCCGTTGCCCGTCGCGCGGCCGAAAATGCAGCAGCCGCCCCTCGTAAACACCCCACTCATACCCGTGCAACAACGCCAGCCTATCCAGAATCGCCGCCGGTAACTCGTCCTGGTACACCTCATTATGCAAATCGTCGGCCGTCGGCCTAATTAGCGCCGTCGAAACGACAACCTGCGTCGCGTTATATCCCTGCACGTAGGCCGCCAGCGCCGCGGCCACGTCCGACGCGACAACACTACCCGCCGACGTTCCCTTGATGCGTAAATCGGTCAATTTCAGGTAATAGCCCCCCGTCTCAGACGTGATGGTCGCTGTTGTTCCACTGTTGTTGCGAATCTCAATCCAAACCCGCTGCGCCCCGCTGCCCAACGTCAACGACAATGTTCCCGTCTGCGTCGCGCCAGTCGCTGTTAGGGTATTGACCCCCGCGGCCGAACTAAAATCGGCCGCGCTCCTGACCACGCGGAACTCCCAGCCGCTCGGCAACAGTAGCGAGTAGGTGCATGAAAACGTCGCCAGGACGGTCGAACCCCCGCTCGGCAACACGTAACTCAACGCGCCAACGTCGGCCCCACCCGACTGCAACTCCTCTCCTTTCCGTGGAGCGATGTACAGCCGGTTATTGTTGTCGATCTCATACTGCTGGGGCTGCATACCGGCCATGCTGTCGCTCGTCACCGGCTTCCAGTCGGCGCTGCCCGCCACGCTCCACAGCGCTGTGTAGGGCGCGTCATAATAGGCCCGCTGATACCCCAGCGCCGTCAGATGCACGCCGCCGGCGACAATCTCGATGTCCTCCAACCGCCCTTCCCAGGCCACGCCCGCCGCCGTGTCGCTCGCCACCACGTGCGGCAACCTCGGCCAGTCGTAGACCTCGAACGCCTCGGCCAGCGACATCGGCACAAGCGGCACATCGCACGCCGCGAACCCGTGCCCGTTCGTCGAGAAACGTAGCCCCGTCGCCCGGCCCGTGAAATCGGCCAGCAGCGCCCCGCCCGGCCGTGTGTAGATCTGTAATGCCAGCATCACCCCGCCTATTCCGGCGTCAAAAATGCCTTAGTGCGCGTTACCCTGACCGTTGGCGACTGCGCCGTGCCGCCCGATGTCGCCCGCCAGTAGCTACCAACAACAGCATCCGTCGCCAGCCACGCCACAGCGACCGCCAGACACCCCTCGCGCATGTACAGAGTCGCGTCACCCTGGTATGGCCACCAATTGCCGCCCACGCCGCCGGTCTGCACGTACACCGCCGGCGACAATCGCTCCAACAGGCGATGATCAATCACCAGGTCGGCGGTTGTCGAAATCGTGTTGTTGCCGGCCCTGTTCATGACCGCAATCGCCCGGTCACAATCGGGATAATCCATTGCCAACAGCACCACGTCGTCAATATCCAGCGTCCCCGACGCCGCCGATGCCCAAATCGACAACGCGATCCGCTCCAATGAATCGGGTAGGGCCGCCGCGCCAACGAAAATCCATTTCGGCTCCGACACGCCCGCCGGAACGACGACCCCGTGCGTATCGGCAACACCGTTCGCATTGTAGTTGTTCCAGAGCCGCGCGGAGATGCGCCATGATGTTGTTGCCGAATTGTTGCGGTAGTTGAGGAACACCCCCCAGCGACGCGCGTACTGATCAGTGGTTGATCCGACCGACAGCGCTATCGTGTCATAATATGCGTCCGCGTCGCCCGGCGTCAGCCGCAATACCGTGCCTCGCGCCTTGTTGGCGCTGTCCCCTACCGACGTGTAATAACCGCTCGTCGCCAGTCCCTCGGCCGCAACCACGACGATGCGTTTTCCGGCTGTTGCCGCATTCTCACCGCTCGTAACCAGCACGAACGTGTCGTTAACGACCTGCTCCTTGCTAAGTAGCCCCTCGATCTCAACCTTGATTGGTGCACTCACCTGGAGCGATGTGAAGACACTCGTAACAGCCGTTTCTGGGTTGCCGGTCGTTGCGTCCGTCTTCACTTCATCGTCGCCCAGCCACAGCGCCGACCGCCGAAACCGCACAACAACCGGATCGATGACTGTCAGCGTCGGAGCCAGCGTGTATTTGTCCGGCAATTCCACCTCGCCGCCGCCCAGAACGACGGCCCTTAGCTCCGGCGACCCCGCCGTCGGTTGGTAGCGGAATAGCACCTTGCCGACCGGCTCGCCCCGCGCCCAGCGTGCCGCCTGATCCAGCGTCCCCATAAGCGCTTGCAGCTTCGATAGCGCCGACGCCCCGGTAATGACGATCGTCATCTCCTCTTCGACATCCTCATACGGCCCGCGGCCACCCAACTCGCCAACGCGCCGCTGGGCGACCGCCGGCGACCACGACACGACACGATAGGCCGCGTCGGCCACGAAATCCACCCCGGTTGTTTCGACGCCCGTTATCAGCGTTTTTGTCAGTTTCAACACACTCGCCATACCAACCAACTCCTGTTGGTCAACTCCTGTTGGCCTAACCCGTCCTCATCCGCACATCGGCCCGCACGCTATACTCGCGCAGCACCTCCTCCACCATTGACCGCAAATCCCGGTCAACCCCGCGTTGCGCCCCTCGCGCGTCGATGTTGACCACCGTCGTCTGTCCGACGCCGGCCCCGCCACGCGCGCCAACAGCGGCCCCGGCCTGATAGCCGCCGCTCAGGCCCACAGCCACGTTGCCCACGTCGGCCGCGGACAGCAGGTTGCCAATCGCGTCACGCACCGCCGGAATCTGCGACCCGATGCCGTCCACCAGCCCCGCGCCGGTCATGCGTCCGTAGTAGGCCATTAGCCGTGACGGCGACGAGATGCCCAATAGCGCCTTGATACGGCTGATAGCCGCATCGACGATGCCCTGTAGCACACCGCCCAGCGCGTCGCCCATCGCCCGCACGCCGTTGATGATGCCCTGAATGATTTGCCGCCCTAGCCCAGCCCAGTCCGTTCTCGTAAACCAGCCCTTGATGCTCTCCCACAAGCCGGCCAGCCAGGGCAAAATCATGCCCCACAGACCACTCAGGAAGTTAACCACCGTCGTCCAGGCGTTCTCCCAAATCTCAAAAATCTTCGCGCCCAGAGCCTCCCAGTCGCCCTCGAAAGCCAACCGGAAGACGTCAATGATGAGCTTGATTTGCGTGATGACCCCATCAATCAGACCCTTAATCAGGTTCCAAAACTGCGTCGCTGTCGCCAAAATGGCCGCGCCGTGTTCCTGCCAGAACGTCTGAATCGCAGCCAGCACTGTCTGCACGATGGTGGAGATGATGACGATGGCCGTCTGGATAGTCGTCTGAATGAATGTCCACGCCTGCTGCACGGCGACCATGATAGCTGCGCCATGCTCAGCCCAGAACGCCTGGATCGCGGCTAGCGCCGTCTGAATCAGGTTGCGCACAAAGTCGATGGCCGCCGCGGTCTTCTCCTGAATCCCGCCCCAGTTGTTCTCCCAGGCGTTGCGGAGTAGAGCCACCACGGCAATCACGGCCCCCACGGCCAACAGAATCGGAGCCATGCTCAGCGCCAGACTGACAACAGCCGGCACGACCGCCGACAGAATCGCGATCCCCAGCCCGATGAGCACGTCTTTCAACTGGATGTTGTTCTGCACCCAACTGACAATCGGGTCTACGATGTTGTGGAAGGCGGTCGTCAGCCCCGGCAGAATGTTGTCCCGGAAATTGACCAGCCCATCCAGTACCGACTGCGGCGCGATGTCCCAGATCGCCTCGATGAACGCATCCAGCGGCGACATCCCCTCTTGCAGATTGGCGATGAAACTGTGAATCACGCCCGCCACGGTCGTCAACCCCGCCGCAATCGAGGCGATCCCGTTCTGAATCCCAGGGCTATTCAGCCACCCCAACAGCGCCCCTAGCCCCTCTTCGGCCAGGTCAAAAAATGGCCCCAGCGCGTTGGCCGCCGCCATGCTGAACGTGTCCGACAGCGTGGACATCATGCCCGTCCACGACCGCGACTGCATATCCATCGCGCCGGCGAAGCTGCCCATCCGCTCCTGGAACGCGCCGAAGACCTCCGTCCCCGACGCCCCGGCCTTTTGCATCTCCTCGAGCTGGGTCTTCGTCTCCGGGGCCATGATGCCCAATTCCTGCAACCGCGCCGCCGCCTCGCCAAACGGCTGCCCCGCTTGTAGATTCGAGTAGAGCCGCCCTACCCAGAACGACACCTCATCGATTGGCGCGCCCACGGCCGCCGCGCTGTCGCCGATGAGGGTCAGGTTCTCCATCGAATTCAGCGCCTCGCCGCCGAAAATCTGTAGGTGTTTCGACGCCGCGATAATCGGCTCTGTCTCAAACGGCGTCTTCGCGCCGAACTCAAACAGGTTGGCCACATGTTCGGCCGCCGTGTCCGCGTCGCCCATCAGCGTCGTGAACTGCATGGTCGATTGTTCCAGCGAGGCGTTCATGTTGATCGCCGCGCCCATCGCCACGCCGAACCCGCCCACTGCCGCCGCGCCGATGCCCAGCAGCGCCCCGCCGGCCACCATGCCCGCCGACTGTAGCCCGCTGCCCAGGCCACCCAGCGCCGACCGCACGCCGCCGATAACCTTCGACGCCTCGTCTTTCGCGTGGATGATGATTTCAATCGCGTCAGCCATGCTCTACCTACCTATCTACTCCGACGACGCCCTTTCTTCTCGTCCATCGTCGCCCTCTCCTTCCGGGCGCTGATGATTGTCTGCCGATATGCCATCCATCGCGCGTACCACAGGAACCGCTCTCCCGGCGCTATCTCCCACGGCGTGCAGCCCCACTCAGCCGCGGCCTCTAGTACGCTCGTCCACCAGGGCAACCCCTTCGCCTCGATGTCGAAGACAACTGCCGCTCTTAGGGCTGCCCTGGCTCGTTTGGGAGCGTGTCCTGCATCGCCGTATTCACCTGCGCATTGAACGCGGCGATGGCCTCGCGCATCTTGACAATGCTCAACTGGCCCAGCAGCGCCTCCGCCTCAGCCTGCGGCAACGGCTTGCCGTCCGCGCCCACCACGAACGCCGACATCAACGCCCGCTGCTCGCGCAGCGTCGAACCGGCCGCTTCCTGCAAGGCGATCATCTGGTCGAATGTCGCCGTCTCTGGATCGAACTTGAGATGAATCTGCATACCACCCTCCTACGGAATGCTTGCCAGGCTGTTCAACACGACGATGATCTTCCCCGCGTTGCCCAGCGTCTCGTTGTACCGGCTCACGAAATTGGCCTTGATGATGCTGTTGCCGTCCACGTCGTCCAGCGCGTCGAAGCTCTCGTATTTGATAGGCAGGTCAACGATCAACTTCTTCGCCGAATACGTTGACCCCGCCGTCGTCAACGCGCTGCCCGACCAGTCCAATCGCAACAGCCGCGGCGTCTGATTGCGAAACGCCGTGCGCTCCGTCACCGCGTCGCTGTTGTGCTCAAATGTCAGCGACCCGCTGATCTCCCGGTTGCCCGCGTAGTGGAATGAGAACACCGGCAGATTCGACACCGCCTGTAGCGTGTATTTTGGCATGATGAGATCGGCGAACTCGACCTCCGCCTCAATCAGCGTCGCGTCAATCGCCGTCGTCCCAAACGTCCCACTCACCGCGTCCAGGTACATCGCGCAACGCGACGCCAGAATCGTTTCCACCGTCGGCACGGTCACGTTGGCGGTGAACGTCCCGTTGTCCACCGCCCGGCCAACCCACTCCGCCGACATCATCAGCGCCTCGCCGGCCTTGCCGCTCAATGTGAACGACTGCACGAACGCATAGCTCATGATCTCCGCCTGCTGGTTGTCGCCCGCCCGCACCGTGTAGGTGTTGATCGTCGGCGCGGCATTGTACGGGATGTTGTAGATGTAGATTTTCCCGCTCCCGCCCGTGTCCGTCGCGCCCGTCGTCGTGTTGGCAATCGACGCAATCAGCAGGTGCGGCAACTGCTCAAACGTCGCGTCGGTGTCGTCCAGAGTCAGCGCCCCCTCGATTTTGGGGATGTAACTCCGATCCCCGCCGCCGATGATGCCGATGTACTCCTCCGGGAATACGACCTCCCGTTTGTCCTCCAACGCGCCCAGCCCGCGCCAGCGCGTCGTCGCCGCTACCGCCGTGCCGGCCGTTGATTCGCGGCCGAATTGAATCTGCCGTAACTGCTTAATTCCGGGCATCGCTCACCTCGCTCTTGTTCTCGCTCGGCCCCACGCCCCCCTTGTTCTCGGCCGGTCGGGGCTTGCTCTTCTCCTCCACGTACAGGCCGCTGCGCAGCAGCATCGCGCGCCCAAACGCATCGGCCTCTTCATCGCTCAAATCGCGCGCGGGCACGCCCGCAAAATACCCACCACCGACGTATCGCAACATCGTCACGTCTCCTGTTTCACAGTGATCTCGAACTGCCACCCCAGCAGTTGCGCCTTCTCGCCCCACTCAATCCAGCCGAACGTATGCCGCACCGGCCACACAATCGTCGAAACCGTCCCGTCCAGCGTCGGATCGGCCTCCAGCGCCGCCAGGAACCGCTCATAAAACGGCATCGCCTGCCGAATCGCCGCCGGCAACAACTGCCGCGCCACAAATATGTTGCACGCCAGAGTGTGCAGCCCCTTGCGATAGCCGCTCATCAGCGTCGTGTCGCCCTGACGATAGTAGGCCACTGCGAACGGGAACTGGTTCACGCTTTCCGGGGCGTACTCCGGCGCTTCCCGAATCCCGTCCAGCCGCCGGGCAAGGGCCTGAATTCGGGCAATCGCATCCTGTGGGCCAAACGGGCCGCTCATACCGTCAACCTCCGGTAGTGTTCCACCATCATGGCCACGTCCGGGTCAAGCGACTGCACATAGCGCAGTTGCCCTAGCTCGACAATGGCCCCCACGTCCTGATACGCCTGCTGTGCCCTCTTGAACATGCGCACCGTCTGCACCAGCGCCGCCTGACGCACGTCCTCCGGCACAATGAGCGAGTAGCCCCACCGCGCCGTCACCCGCACGCCGCGCGGAAACCGATACCAGGCCGCCTTGTTGCCGTTCATCTGGTCAACGTCGAGGCGCAGGTACGGCCGGCTCAGCAGCGTCGCGTTGTATGGCCAGGCCACGTAATCCGACGCCGCCCAGGCCACATAGCTCAGGTCGCCCGTCTCATCGACCTCTACCAGCGCCGGCACGGCCGCCATCTCATCGACCCACAGTTCCCGGCCACCGCTGCCGTCGAACACGCGCGCCGACGCCGCCGACGCCCCCACCGCGAACGCCCCCGGCTCGCGGCCCACCAACCGGTCAATAAGCCGTGATGCCCGCGTCGCCAGGCTCGCCAACAGCGGCGCGTACTTGCCCGTCCATTCTGTGTCGGGCATTAGCTCCATCACTTCGGCCGCCGTGCAGTAATCGGCCATGCCTACACCTCTACCGCCGCCGGGGCGGCTTGCGCTGCTTGCCTGTCATCCACCAGCGTGATCCGCTCCATGTTGTCGGCCAGCCAGCGCCGGAACGTGTCCTCGTCTACTAGGTTCGTCACCAGATGCGGCGATGTCACCGTCGTGTCTACCCAGATACGAATCCCGTGCGCCAGACACAACCGCGAGAACCACATATCCTCGCTGGGGAACACGTCCTCGCGGGCCTCGTCATAGCTGTAGGCCCACCACGGTTGCGGCAACCGCTCAAACACCTCGCGCGCGATGAGAATCGACCCGTGCCCTACCGCGTGCGCTTCCATCAGCCCACGCGGCCATTCCACCGGCGGATGCAACTTCCCGTCCGGCCCGTACACGAATGCCAGCGGGTCGAACGGCTCCGAGCGCCGGAAGTGCAGCCCGCTGACAACCAACCGCTCGCGGTCTTCCAGTACCCAACTGGCCAGCCGTTCCACGATGTTGCCCGCGTGCAGGTGGTCAAGGTCAAGCATCACCACGTGCGTGATCTCCGGTGTCTCGCGTACGAACCGGCCAATCCGGTTTCGATTCACGTCCGTCCGACCGTAGACGCCGCTGATGAGCGGCCAGCCCCGCTGCGCAATCTGCCAGAAGTGCATGAATGCCCAGTCGGTGACGTTGCGCTCCATCGGCACGGCCACGGCGATGCGAATGCCCGCCGCTTCAAGCTCTGCCCGCGTCGGAATAGGCAGCGGCGGCTCCTGATACCCATACACCGCGCCGCCGCTGCCCTCTACGCCGTATTCCACTACTGCGCCCTCTTCTCAGCCAGCAGGTACACGCCGTAGCTGTGCCCCTTAGCCGCTTCCTGCGTGGCAACCGCGCGGACGTAGCGCTTCGTCGCCACAAAGTGGATGCTCTGGTTCGTCGCCGCCGTGTTGGCCGAGGTCAACCCCGCGAACGCCGCCCCGGTGATGTCGGCGAAGTCGGCCGCCGTGGTCGTGTCGCTCTGCTGAATCTTCACGGCCAGATTGCCCGCCGTGCCCACCGCGCCCACGTCCAGATAGGCTTTCATCGCCCGGCCGCCCGGATTCACGTAGCCCTGCAAATCGACCGCGGCCCCGTCGGCGCTGGTCGTCCGGGCCACCGCGCCCAGCAGCGTCTTCACGTCAAAATTCTGTTGCGTACTCACTGTAAATCACTCTCCTTCAAGGTCTCCGGGGGCAACGGGTTGCGTCGCCCCCATCCAGAACTCAGGTCGCTCTCGATTAGGAGGCCGCCACCTTCTGCACTTTCAGCCGGTACGGGGCGATCAGCTGGCCGCCGACGCGACGCCGCGCCAACAGCACCGTGATGTTCGTCTCTGCGTAGAGTTCATCCAGCCGTTGCAGCGAGATGCCCACGCGGTCGAGGACGAGATAGCCGCTCATGTCGCCGAAGATGATCGGGTAGGCGTCGCCGGCCACGTTCGGCACGAACTGCTCGCGCACGACCGGGAACCCCAGCAGCACCGGCTGCACCGGCCCCAACTGGCCCGCCGTGCTCACCACCGGCCACTGGTAGTCGCCGCTGCCGCTGCCCTTGAACTTGCGAACCGCTGCTTCCGTGCTCTTGTTCATGAACCACTTCGCCCGCGCCTCGTACTGCGACGGCAGCGCGTAGGCCAGCGATACCAGACCGTCACTTGTCAGCGCCGACGTCCCGCCGGAAGCCACCGACCGCGGCCCCTTGTTGTCGGTGTCGTCCACCTGCGCCAAGATGCCCATCGGCTTGGCAATGCCGTCGCCGTTGATGAACGCATCGTTCTCGCCCAGCGCGAACGCCTCGCCCATCAACTCGCTGCCCAGCCCGAACACGTCGAACGCGCTGTCCTCCAACAGGTCGTTGGTGATCGGCAGGCTGGCCATCGCCGTATGCACCGGGATGGTCAACAGACCGAACGCCGGGTCAGTCACCCGATGCGCCGAAGACGACGCTGGGGCCTCGCCCGTCCACGCCAGCCGCACGCCCGACGTGTACTTGTCGTCGGCCGTGTACTTGACCTGCGGCCACTTGGCCATGTCCCGGCTCGTCTGCGCCACACGGGCATTGGCCCGGATCGTCGCCATCGCCGCCGTCTTGCGGATGATTTCCAGGTGGAAGTCCTCCGGCACGAGGAAACCGCCGGCGCTATCGTTGCCGCCGCTCAGCGTCTTGCGGTCGGTCGGCCCCATGTCGCGCAGGCCCTTCCGGGCATACGCCTCAAACGCCGACGCGTACCCCTTCGCGGCCACCGCCTCCGGGATGTAGACCCGAATCGGCTCGCCGTTGCCGGCCTTCACCTCTCGCCAGGACTGCGCGTCCACGTCCGGCAGACCCTCATCCGGCCCGGCCGCGCGCCAACCCAGGTGCGCCGCCTTCGTGCCCATCGGTTCGCCCGCGGCCGACTCGGCCCCGGCCAACTGCTGCGCCAGCCCCAGCCGCGCCTTGATCTCGTCCGCCTGGCCCAGCAAGCCGTTGGCCTGATCCATGACGGCCTGCGTCATGTCCTCCGGCTTGTCCTTGAACTGATCGGTCAGCGTCCGGGCCTCGGTCAGTTTCGCCCGGTACGCCGCCTGCAACTTCTGAATATCCATCGCTCTCTTACCTCATCTGGTTCGCAACGGCTCAGGCTCCCGCCTACGCCATCGCGTAAATGTCACGCTCGGCAATCGCCAGGCGCAGATTGAGTTGCTCAGTGAGTGCCACAACCCGACGCGCTTTGGCGTCGTCGTCGGACGGCTCGGCTGACAGCAAAATCTCACTCAGCACCGCCAATGCCTCTTTCAACCGGCCCAAATTGGCCGATGACAACACCCGGCCCGCCTTCGCCTCAGCCGCCAACTCGGCGGCCATCTGCTCCAACCGGCCCAGGTGATAGTCTCCTCTCTTGCTGGCGACAGTCGCCTCGTTCATGCCATACGTCACGTCGGATGTGTCGTACAGGCGAAGCTCGCGCAGATTGCGCACCATCATCGGCGCGTGCTCGGCGTCGCCCGGCATCTGCTCGAAGTCGAACTTCTTCGCGTCATACCCAATCGACATCTCGGTAATCGCGCCGCCAACCACGCCGGCCAGAATCTCGTTGCCGCGCGGCGTGTCCAGATACCGTCGCGTCACCAGCAGCCCCCCCGCCGCTTCCGGGAAGCGGGCCTGTACCGCGTCCGGCAACTCGTCGCGGCCGACCTCGCGTAGCTCCTTCACCACGGCCACCGGCGGCTGGAACATGTCGTGCATCCACAGATGCTTGATCCGCCCGGCCTGTTCCGTGATCGTCTTGCGGAACGCGCCCCGGTGAATCCTGTCCGCGCCCAGGTCGATGTTGCCGAACACCGCCGCGAACCCAGTCACCGTCCGGCCGTCGTCGGCGATCTCTTTCGTCTCTAACTCAAACGACTTGTACTCCATTGCCAGCCTCATCCCGACCTGAATAGCTCAATCACCCCGGCCCGGAAGATGGACACGATCCCGTCCCGCGCCCCAGTGATGACCCGCTTTAACTGCCACCAGCGGCCCCTGAATGCCTTACCCTGTTCCTCGCCTACCACATCCGGCAGATAGCTCAGCCGCCCGCCGACGACGCCCTTCACGCCGCTGCCCAGTGCTTCTACCCGTGACAGCGGCACGCCGGCCTCGCCGCCGCCGCCACTGCCGCCGCCCAGGTCGCGCCCACCGGACACGCCCGGAAACGCCGTCACGACCCGGCCCAGCGTGCCCGTTCGCCGATAGC